AGTCGTTTAGCTGCTATGGAGCAGGCACTTAAGGGTGAAAAGGTTCGATACAAGTCTAACTGTGACTCGGAGAAGTTCAAGGAGTTCCTTGAAGACCGACTCACAATTTGGGAGGGGGAGAAGGACAAGACCTTCTATGGGAAGGGGATGTACGAAAAGACGAAAATTTTAATTGACAACTGGAATTAGTTACCGAAAGCGACACCAGCCATACCATTCTTGATACGAAGAATGTTATAGTTGACCGCGTAGACACGGTGAAGGTCGTTACCACCCGAGGGGTTGGTGATGCTGAGCTTGGCGTTGTCGATACGAGAGAAGTTGAGGGAGCCGGTGGGTTGCATCTTGCTCATGGTGAGGCAGAAAGGCCACGAGTACGTGGGAACGTTGTCGATGGCACCGTCGGGAAGGTCGGTCGTGTGCATTTCAGCAACGACGTCGTGATGGTACACGTTAGACATGTTCTCGAAGAGCGCCACACCGTTAATATAAAGGGACGCAGTATCGAAAGCATACTCGGATTGGTACTTACCCTCGTTGGCATTACCAGACACGAGGTGAATAGACTTCACGGGGTGGTTAAAGTAAGTGAGGTCGAACTCGGTGTCGGTATTGGACGCCAATTGGTGTTGAGTCTGGGTGATGAGGAGTTCATGTTCGTTATCAGTGAAGAACTTACGTTCCTCGGTATCAAGGTAGACATAGTTGCCGTACACCTTGGGGGTGCTACCTGGGTTGAAGCCATCACGGCACTTGACACGAATCTCGACATCATGGTACTGGAGCGCCACGAGGGGTAAACACTTGGTCCAATCCTCACCGAAGAAGAATGGAATCATGTAATAGTTACCGGAATGGTTTTCCTTGCGCGTGTTGGTCGTGACAGCGAAGGAAGCTTTAGCAGCGGAGTCGCGCATGAGAGCGTTATGAACACCCTGAATGTAGAGGGAGTCGAGCTGAGACACCTTCTGACCACCAATCCATAACTGGAATTCGGTGGGATTCGATGCACCACTGGAGAAGAGACCATCGTCGTTGGTCATCACATTAGAGACGTTCGTGGCCTCGATCCAGATGTAGCTCATGAGATCACCCTTCGAGCGAATGGGAATGGTGACCTCGTTATTGGAACCGAACACGCCGATGTATTCTAGGCGTTCGGGCTTCATGGCGAAGTTTGTATAACGCTTGTAGTTCTGACGGAAGAAGCTGACCTGAGGGTCACCGGTGATGTACACATCCTGGGCACCCACCGACACGAGCTCAATTAAAGCGGCAGACATTTATTAATAAATGATATTAAAATTTTCGCTCAATATAAACATATGGTGGTGTTCCAAGCTTTGACATGGGAGGCGAGGGATACAGATGATGAACACTTGATTAGTATTTTCGGAAAGACTGAGGATGGAAAGTCGGTGTGTCTGACGACAACATTCGACCCATACTTTTTTGTAAAACTTCCGAGAGGTACGAGTACCCAAGATGTCAAAGTTTTATTCAATGAACTAAACAAACTCCGTGAAAATTGTGTAACTAGTTACAGTATTACCAAGAAGAAAGATGTGTGGGGGTTTCAGAACAATGAAGAATTTTATTACATGCACCTGAACTTCAAAACACTCGAAGCGAGACGTCGAATTAATTCACTCTTCATGTACAACCAAGATTTCAAACAATACAAGGTTTACGAGTCGAACCTTGACCCTGTTCTGAGGCTAATGCATCGAACTGGTATTCAGTCAACTGGATGGCTTGACACTGGGTCGGAATGTGTTCGCTCCCACCTGGCAAGAGTAGACATTGACCTGTGGTGTAATGACTGGACGACACTGAAGCCCGTCGCACGCGACGACATCGCTCCTTTCGTCGTGGCATCTCTCGATATTGAGTGTAACAGCTCCACTGGAAAGTTTCCTGATGCGAATGTACCCGATGATGCGTGTTTTCAGATTGCAGTGTCACTATGCAAATTTGGGAGTGATGAACCGTATGAAAAGGTTTGTCTTTGCTACAAAAAAACGGAGGGACCCGATGTTGTAAGTTTTGACACGGAGAGGGAATTACTCTTAGCATTCAAAGACTATCTACACAACAAAGACATAGACATCATCACGGGGTGGAACATTTTCGGTTTTGACCTTGACTACATTTACAAACGCGCAGCCATGGTCGGGTGTGGTACTGGCTTTTACCAACTTGGAAAACTTCATGACACCGAATGTCACCTTATCGAGAAGAAATTGAGTTCGAGTGCTCTTGGAGATAATTTCCTGAAGTTGCTTCCAATGTCTGGACGATTCATTTTCGATTTGTTCCATGAAGTGAAGAAGGGGTACAAATTGGATTCATACAAGTTGAATGAAGTTTCAAAGTTGTATCTCGGAGACCAAAAGATTGACATGTCCCCAAAGGAGATGTTTGCCAGATACTTGGAGGGAAACCCAAAAAAGTTGGGTGAAGTTGCTGAGTACTGTATCAAGGATACACTCCTCCCCCACAGACTCATGAAGAAGTTGTGCACCTTATTGAACCTCCTGGAGATGGCGAAGGCGACGTGGGTGCCCCTATGCTTCCTAGTTGAGCGTGGGCAGCAAATTAAGGTGTTCAGTCAGTTGACAAAGAAGGCACGTGAACTTGGATACATGGTTCCAACCATCAAGTATGGTTCAATTCCTGAAGAACCCTACGAGGGTGCGACAGTTCTCGAAGCACAAAAGGGTGCCTACTATACACCTATTACAGCTCTAGATTTCGAAGCGCTGTACCCATCAATTATGACAGCTCACAACCTTTGCTATTCCACTCTCGTATTGGATGAGAGACGCTATGGTAATGTTCCTGGGGTCACGTACGAGACATTCAAGGTCGGAGACCGAACCTACAAATTTGCACAAGATGTCCCAAGTCTTTTACCGAGTATTCTTATTGAGCTCAAACAGTTCCGTAAAAAGGCGAAGAAGGATATGGCAGCTGCGACTGGTGCGATGAAGGAGGTGTACAATGGCAAACAGTTGGCTTATAAAATTTCAATGAACTCTGTGTATGGTTTCACGGGTGCTGGAAAGGGTATTCTCCCCTGTGTCCCCATCGCTTCGACCACGACGTGTAAAGGTCGTCTAATGATTGAAGAAACGAAAGAGTATGTCGAGAAGAACTTCCCCGGTGCCAAAGTGAGGTACGGAGATACGGATTCAGTCATGGTTGAGTTTGATGTGGGCGACCGCCAGGGGGAAGAGGCTGTGAAGTACAGTTGGGAAATTGGTGAAAGGGCGGCTGAAGAGTGTAGCGCTCTCTTCAAGAAACCAAACAACTTGGAACTTGAAAAAGTTTACTGGCCCTATTTCCTGTATTCAAAGAAGCGGTACGCCGCAAAACTTTGGACAAAGGGGAAGGATGACCAGATGCACATGGACTACATAGATGTGAAGGGTCTTCAATTGGTTCGCCGAGACAATACACCCCACGTGAGAGAAGTGTGTAAGGAACTTCTCGATGTTGTCCTGACTTCGAGTGACCCAGGACCACCAAAGGAACTGGCACAGAAACGTGCGTCAGAACTGCTGGCGGGTGAAGTGCCAAATGAGAAGCTTGTGTTGAGCCAGTCCCTCTCAGATTCATACAAAGTGAATGGTTCCTCAGTATCAGTAACGAGTCCGCAAAGTTCGCAAATCAATCAGGCGCATGTACAGGTGGTGAACAAGATGCGCGCGAGGAAGCCTGGCTCAGAGCCACAGTCAGGTGACCGTGTCCCATATCTATTGACAGACACCGGTAATCCAAAAGCGAAGGCGTTCGAAAAGTCCGAAGACCCCAAGTATGTTGAAGAGAACGGGGTTCCTATCGACTACCACTATTACTTTGTGAATAAGTTCCTGAGTCCTGTGTGTGACCTTCTTGACCCACTGTATGATAACACGAAGCAGGAAATTTTTGGTGAAATTATCGAAGAGCACAAACCCGTGAAAAAGAGTTTGGGACCCGCACTGAGCACGATGAAGAAGGAGCAACTCATTGAAGAATGTAAACGCAAGGGGCTAGATGATAGTGGTAAAGTGGCTGAACTCCGAGACCGTCTTAAAGATGCACGACAACGTGAAAACTCAGTTGAAGACATATTTAAAAAATACACACAAGATACTAATAAGTCATGATTACCAAAATCGTCATAGAAAATGTCAAGAAGCTCATCACTGACAATTTGTCTGAACTCATCGACGATGCTGTGAACCAATATATTTACGACACAGTTGAAGAAGAAGTGACGAAGCATACCGAATACAAAATCAATGGGATACTCGAACACATCTCAAAAGTTCATGGCATTTCTCTTGACCTCCTTTTGAGAGATGCACCTCTAGCGGGTATGAATGGAATATGTAAGGGTTCGAAAAATACACCAAATGGACCTGTGCGTTGTACATTCAAAGGTAATCACGATGGATACTGTAAGTTTCACCTATCAAAGGGTACTCAAATTAGACGTCGAGAGCTTTCAAGTGAAAATATCCATACCCATGGTCCCGAACAAATGTATGTGGTTGGATGCCCGGGGTGTGAAAAATCTAACGAGCTTATAGGAATGCGGAGTATATTCAACAATGAATAAATCGACCCTCCTACTAACATCTATCAACGACTTTTACGGCGACGAAAGGAATCGAACAAAATTGCAAACTATTTTGGACAAATCGAGTGGCATATCTCTTCGAAATCTGGAGTGGTTCATCACGAACTACGCAAAGAAGAATAATGTTTCCTATAAGACGAGGGATGGAAAGTTGTTTACCGTCCATTGTGCCTATAAATCGAGTCTCGATGGGTACAGTAAGAAGTTATTTGACCCGTTCTGTCGGGCAGAGAAGTTTGCATATACGATTCCTGGGACATCTCATGAAATTCAAACGACGTTGGCGCAGTTGAATTTCATCAAATGGTGTATCAAGAATAATATCATTGACTATATAGCCTCTAATAAGACGGCACTTTTTAATAAATAATTTTAGCTTTCCCATTCCTGATTATCATCATATTGTAACTTTTTGCTATGATTATAACCTGCTTGGGAAAATAGATTGGTTCAATCCCGAAAACTTCAATGTAATTATCGTCAAAGTCGAACGTTCCATGTCTTCCGTCGTACTCGAGTTCCATGGTGACTCTCGCATCTTTTATCGTACTGAAATTGAGATGACCCGATGGCCTTAACTCACCTGGATACAAAGCAAAGCTGTACATATTGATGTTACGGAAGTTTGGGGAGCGTTTATGATACAAGTTTGGTAAAGATGCTGACAGGAACATATTTGAA